TAATACTTGGACAGAGGTTGATTTGGCAGCTTAACGGGAGTATAATTAAAAACATTAAGGAGAATTTATGACATCTAGTTTTTCAAGTGATCTCAAACTCGAACTTATGGTAACTGGCGAAAACGCTGGTACATGGGGAGATAATACAAATAATAATTTAAATCTAATTCAACAAGCTATCGCTGGTGTAGAAACCGTAACACTAAATAGTGGTGGTACTTTAGCCTTAGCGATGACTGACAAAACTATTTCTAATGCTAGAAATATGGTAATTAAATTTGCTACAGCATCAATCGCTGCGAGCACAATTTGTACTATCCCAGACAGTATAGAAAAATTTTATATTTTTGATGCAACGGGGTTAACAAACCCAACTAACCTAACAATCAAAACTGCATCTGGCTCAGGATTTACGTTAGATCAAGCAAAAATTTACGCTGCATATGCAGATGGAACAAATTTAAATGAAATTTCATTAGATACTTTAGGAGGCACAGTTGCTGCTGCTAATATTTCAGGAACAATAGCGACTGCACAAATTGCAGATGACGCTGTAACTGCTGCTAAAATTGCAGACGATGCTATACTTGCTGCTGCAATTTCAGACAACGCAGTTGTAACAGCTGGTATAAACGATGACGCTGTAACTCAAGCTAAAATTGCAGACGATGCCGTTGGTCCAGATCAATTAGCAAACACGGCAGTATCAGCGGGATCATACACGACTGCTGATATTACAGTAGATGCTCAAGGTAGAATTACTTCGGCAGCTTCAGGAAGCGCAGGCGGAGGAGGTTTTGTTCTTGTAAAATCTGCAAAAGGAGGCCAAAGCGGTACTCACACAAGTCCAGGTAACACTTCTACAGTCATGGCTATTATGTCGTCAGGCGGTGGAGGCGGAGGAAGTCAAGATTCAGGATGTGGAGGTGCACCACCTCCAGGCCCAACTGGTGGTGGACAGGCAGCTATGGGAGTCTTTACTGCCCCTATATCTCAACCTTTCTCAGCATCTTTTTCTGTAGGAAGTGGTGGTAATCAAGGATCAGGACGAAGTAATGGAAATTCTGGAGGGTCTACAAACTTTCACAATTTTGTTGCCAACGGTGGTGGTGGAGGAAAAGGTATTAACACTCCTGGACCACAACGAGTTGCAGGCTCAGATGGCACTCTAGTTGCAAACTCTGGTACGATTCAAGAAAATATTGGAAGTAACTACGGTTTAGCAAATCCAGATGCATACTCAAAACATCCATTTCAAACTGGTGCTGGTGCTGGTAGTCAAGCATCTGCTACTGGATCTGGTTCATTATTTATTTATGAGGCTTAAGATATGGCAAAAATAATTTTTACAAAAAATCTTTATGAACCCGGTTCAACACATGGTATTGCAAAAGATAATGTAGACATATCTTCAAAATTTCCATCACATGTATACAACATTATGGATATTACAGATGAGCAATATGATGACCTAAGAAAATATAAAAAATCTTGTTATCCACAAGAAGATGGAAGTATTTCATGGGAAGATCTTGTAGATAGAGGATATCAAACTAAAGAAGAATTTTTAGCTTCATTAAATAGAGATGCTGCGCCAAATCCTTTAAATAATCAATACAAAAGCACTTGGGCAGAGGCACAAGTTAAAACATATGATGATGTAACATTTCCAACTGATAAATCATTAGAGGAAATAATTAGTGAAAAAGTGCCTAATTTTGTATCAGAAATAGAAATTTTATAATTTCTTTTTAGATTGAATTTGCATCGATATTAAGTATATTCTGAATAATGGAAATAGAATTTTCTACTCACGAAGAATATTATAATTTAAAAGAAGATCATCCTACTCCAATAAAAGTAAACATTCCTGATTGGTATAAAAAACTAGAACATGGAAAAAAGCATGATCAATTTCTTTTTAAAAAAACAATTAAAGGGTGTATGCCTTTTTTAGAAACATTAACTAATGGTTATCTTTTAAGAGTACCTATAGATTATTATATAAAACATGGAACTGTAAAAGATGATGAAGGAAAACGTAGTATTTCAATACAAACTTCTTTAGAGCATATGGGTGAGGCTTATTATGCAAATGAAAAAGGTATAAATATAAATACATCAGGAATCCATAGAATTGAACAATTAGAAGGTGCACCTGCAGTTGAAAAAAATGGCAAAGTGCCTTTTCATAAAATAGCAAATCCATGGTTTATTAAAACACCTCGTGGTTATTCTTGTCTATTTTTAAATCCCTTAAACAATCAAGAGCAAGATAGATTTTCAATAATGCCTGGTATTGTTCATACTGATCAATATAATTTAGAAATAAATTTTCCAATAATTGTAAACCATGAAAAATATGGTGACTGTGAGTTTAAAATACCCAAGGGAACACCTTATGTTCAAGTTATACCTTTTAAAAGAGACGACTGGAAAATGAAAATAAAGAAAAAATCTACTAAACAATCTGAAAATAAAATGTGGAATCTAACATTCTTAAATAGATATAAAGACTTAATATTCAATAAAGGTAAATCATCATGGACATAAAACAATTTATATGTCTTAAAGAAGATTTTTTTGACATACATTCTCATAAAAAATTTTTAAAGTTTGTAAAAAACGATATAGATTATACAGATCAAAAAGTTCTTGAAACTAATAGTTTAAGAGCTAAGACAGATAAAGATTTATCTGTTAGAAACGCTGGAGGAAGTTGGCTAAATAATGATGTTGAAATGATACGCAGCGAAAAAGAGCCTTTTGCAATGACAAAGATATTTTGGTATAATTATCTTACTTGTAAATTCGCTAATTATGTACATGAATTTTATCACAATAATAATTTTCCTCAAAAACCGATAGATTATGATATGTCTATACAAGTATTAAGATATCAACAAACAGGTCATTATATTACACACGTAGATTATTCAAAACATGCACCTAGACAATTTAGTTTTAGTTATATACTAAATGATGATTATGAAGGTGGTGAATTTGAATTTCATTTACCAAGAGATGAAGTGTTAAAAATAAAACCTAAAGCTAACTCTTGTATTATGTTTCCTAGTAACTTTATATTTGCACACAAAGTTAACCCTGTAAATAAAGGCACAAGATATGCAGTAGTAGGATGGATGCCATAATGGAAACTAGTAAACCAATAATTTTAAGAAATTTTATTCCTGAGGATTTAAGAAAATATTTATCTTATGCTTGTAAAATATATCTTAGGGCAAATAATAAAGAGTTTTGTTATACTGAAAATGGTGTAAGCTCATCTGCTCATCATGATGCATGGACTGATGCATTATCTCTATCTGTTTTAAAAAAATTAAAAGAAGTTACGCAAAAAAGATTAGAACCTACATATAGTTTTTTAAGAATATATAATAGATACGCCACCTTGCAAGAGCATACAGATAGAGATTCCTGCGAATATAGTGTAACGGTCCATATCGATTCTTGTGGAACTTATGATTGGCCTATAAAAATGAATGGAGTAGAGTATAGTATAAAACCAGGCGAGGCGATTTTATATAAGGGTATTGATTGGAAACATTCAAGAGATGAGTTTTTAGGGGACTGGCATGCTCAATGTTTTTTACATTATGTTGATATTGACGGTCCACGAAAAGATTTTGTATATGATAAAAGAAAGGTATTAGGAGTACCATACAAACACGTATTTGATGTAGGTACACACGGATTAAAATGAAAATAAATGTAGATAAAGATAATAACAAAGCCTCTCTAGTTTTTACAGATAAAGAAATTGAGATATTAAAAAATAATAATAACAGTTTTACGATGAAAGGTGAGGATTTATCTCATTTTAAAAATAATCTAATGGGAGTTATTTTCGAGTTAGCAAAAATATCACCAAATATCACTTCTCAAGGTGGAGAAGAGATTTCCCAAGAGGAAGTTCCAAAGAAATAATAGATATGGTATAATATCATATGCCATTAACAAACGTACAAATACAACCAGGTTTTAATAAACAAGTTACTGCTGTTGGAGCGGAAGGACAATGGACTGATGGAGATTTTGTTAGGTTCAGATATGGATTACCTGAAAAAATAGGTGGTTGGGAGCAATTAACATCTAAAACTTTCGTAGGAGCCGCAAGAGATCAATTAGTTTGGGCAGATTTAGATGGGAGAAGATACTCAGCCATTGGTACGAGTAAAGCTTTAATAATATATTTTGAGGGTGCTTTTTATGATGTTACTCCTTTAGATTCAGCAATTACTGGGGCAACATTTACAACCGCTAATACAAGTCCAACTGTAACGGTAAATAAAATAGCTCATGGACTTTCGGCTGGGGATTTATTTACATTTACATCTGTTACACCTCCAGTTGGAGCTGGTTATGTGGCTGCAGATTTCACTACAAATACTTTTGAAGTTGTGACCGTTCCAAGTCAAGATACGTTTACAATTACAATGGCAGCTAATGCTGGCACAACTGTTGCAGCAAGTGGAGCAGCTACAATTAATCCTTATGTTAAAGTTGGTCCATTAAATCAAACTTCAGGTTTTGGATACGGCACTTCTGGATGGGGAGGGTCTTCTGGAGTAATTTCAACTTTAAACGGATCATTAAATGATGATACAGCAGGGACTGGAGGATCAGGAACCTCAATAACTCTTTCTTCTACAACTGGATTCCCTACATCTGGAGTAATTAAAGTTGGAGCAGAATTTATTTCATACACTGGGATTTCCAGTAATGATTTAACAGGTATAACAAGAGCAGCTGCAGGAACAAGATCGGCTCACTCAAGTGGAGCTTCCGTAGAAGTTTATCTAGGATGGGGATCAGCATCTTTAACTGGTGGAGTAACTTTAGAATCTGCCTCTTGGTCACTAGATCATTTTGGATCAAAATTAATCGCTACGATTAAAAATGGAAAAACATTTGAATGGGATACAATAAGCAATGTCCCAGCAGCTTTAACCACAAGAGCGACTGTAGTAAGCGGAGCTCCAACAAAGTCTGTCATGTCTATTGTTTCTGAAAGAGATAGACATTTAGTTATACTTGGCACAGAGACTACAATAGGAACTACAACCACACAAGATAAAATGTTTATTAGATTTTCAGATCAAGAAAATATATCAGAATATGCTCCAACTTCAGTTAATACTGCGGGCACATTTAGAATTGATTCAGGGACTAAAATAGTAGGAGCTGTAAAAGGTAAAGATTATATTTTAATTTTAACTGACACGTCAGCTTATGTTATGCAGTTTGTTGGACCACCTTTTACCTTTTCTATAAGACAAGTTGGTTCTAATTGTGGTCTTATTGGACAACACGCTGTATATTACGCAAACGGTGCTGTTTATTGGATGGGGCAAGCCGGTGGATTTTTTGTTTATGATGGTACTGTAAAATCGTTACCTTGTTTAGTGGAGGATTTTGTGTTTACAAGTAAAGGAGATAATTTAGGTATAAGTTTTGACAACGGAGAGCAAATTTATGCTGGATTAAACCATCTTTATGAAGAGATAAGTTGGTTCTATCCAAAATCTGGTTCAACCTTAATTGATAGAGTTGTAACTTATAATTATACTGAAAATACTTGGACAACAGGGTCTCTATCTAGAACAACTTGGTATGATGCTACACTGTACGATAACCCTTATGCAACAGAATTTTCATCAACCGGCACGCCTTCATTTCCTACTATACAGGGAGTTACAAACCAAAATGGTGCTTCAACTTATTACGCTCACGAAATTGGTAATAACCAAGTTGATTCAGCTGGCACTAAAACTGCTATACCTGCTTTTATACAATCTGGAGACTTTGATTTATCTCAAGGTGGGGATGGTCAATTTTTTATGAGCATTAGAAGATTTATTCCTGATTTTAAAATACTTACTGGTGATGCACAAATCACTATTAATTTAAGAAAGTTTCCAGCCGATACTGCAGCATCCTCGCCTCTCGGACCTTTCACAATATCAAGCTCTACGGAAAAAGTTGATACTAGAGCAAGATCAAGATTTGCAAGCATTAAGGTTGCTAATACTTCAACTGACCAAAGCTGGAGATATGGAACTTTTAGAGCTGACGTGCAACCAGATGGAATGAGATAATGGCTAGAGTTGATATTGTAATACCTGAACCAACACCTACGTACACACAGGATAATCAAAGACAAGTTGCTCAATCTTTACAAACTTTAAAAGATAAGTTAAA